CGTTCGACGGCGTCCTCACCAACGCCGACGTTACTACGTTCGACGATCCCGCCAAAAACCGCGCCCTGCTCTCCGGCCGCGCCCAGAAGTATCGCCGCTCGATCAAAGTGGACGACTTCGCGCAGAACGTGGACAACATCGCCGGTGTTGGCAAGAAGAAGGAAATGGCCCGTGGCGTTTCTCGCGCCCTTGTCGAACTCAAACGCGATATCGAAGCGAGCTTCTGCTCCGACGCCGAATCCCAAGAGCAAAACGGGGCAACGCCCTTCAAAACTCGCGGTCTCGGCAAATGGATTCAGGCCAGCGCGCAATCGGACCTTCCGGTTCCCGCCGCCTTCCGCACGCCGTCCGCCTCGGTGGACACCACCGGGACATCCACGCTCACCGAAGCTATCGTCGCTGGCATTCTTCAGAGCGTTTACGAACAGACCGGCACCATCGACACGATGGATTTGGTCTGCGGCCCGAACCTCAAGAAGCGTTTCGCTGAGTTCACCCGCTACACCAGCGGCGGAACCAACACCGCGATCTCGACTCGCCAATACACCGCCTCGTTGAAAGACAAGACGGTCATCAGCGCGGTGGACACCTACGTTGGCGATTTCGGCACCATTAGCTTGGTCCCGACATTGTTCAACGCCAAGGACGCAGCCGCCGCCGTGCAGCTCGCCCGCGGTTATCTGCTCAACATGGACATGCTTGAAGTCCGCTACGGCCGTCGCCCCCGCTTCCAAGAGTTGGAAGATCAGGGCGGTGGTCCCCGCGGTCTCATCGACGCCATTGCCGCGCTCGTTTGCTGGAACCCCAAGGGCCTCGGCAAGTTCGCCGCTGCTTCCTAATCGCAACAACTAACTAAGGAAAAAGCACCAAGATGAAAGTCTACGAACTGCCCGCAGAAACCAAAGCCGCCACCGGCTTCACCCACAAGGCGATTGTCACGCACGTTGACATCACCGAAAGCACCGCCGACACCGACCAGACCATCGCTCTCTTGAGCGTGGCCGCTGGCGATGTCGTCGAGAAGGCTGCCATCAAGCTCGTCACGCCCTTCAAGGATGCGAGCGATTCCGCCTTCAATGACACCAAGGTCCAAGTTGGTGACGGCACCGACACCGACGAATACGTCGCCGCCACGCAGGTCAACGAGAACGGCACCGAAGTCCTCTTCGCCGCCAACGTCAACACCGTCCCCTTCGCCTACACGGCGGCTGACACGGTGGACTTGCTCGTCGAGTCGATGACTGCCAAGTCGCTCAGCGAATTGGATGCTGGAGAAATCCACATCTACCTCGCCGTGACGAAGCTCTCGTCGCTCTAAGCGTCTTAACACACTGCGGCCCCAGCAATGGGGCCGTAGCAGTTAGGATGTCAAACAATCTATGGTCTGAACTCGTCCTCGACCTCGGGGACGACATGGCCGAAGCGGTTAAGCAAGAGCTGATCACCGGCTGGAATGCCGATGCGGTTCTTGCCGCGACCCGCCAACGCCAGATCGCCGAAGCCAGCCAGCGCATAGAGCAATGCGCCATTGAAGGCATCGGGCAGAAGGACATGAGCATAGACGCCCATGCCTACTGGTCATGGGAAGCGGCGGAACCTGGCTGCTGGAAGGACCGAGCCTTCCGCGACTGGTTCAAGAAAAAAAATCCCGAAGTTGTTGTGCCCTATACCCCTCGCGCCACCACCGTCCTCCTATAATGATAAAAGCACCCAAACCCGAGGACATTACGTCGATGCTCTATGAGATCGACCAAGCGGACGCGGACGGCAGCCAATATGTGCAGCGCAAACTGCGCAACTGGAACACCCGCTTTTGCATCTGGCCGGGGCAAAGTGAGGACGGCAGGAAGTGGCAGGGTGCCAAAGGCCGGCAGCCGTGGCCTTGGTCTGGCGCCAGCGACGTGCGCGTAAGATTGGCGGACACGGTCATCAACGATCACGTCGCTATCTTGAGTAACGCTTTCTTCAAAAGCCGCGTGCAAGTGCAGCCGGTCGAGAGCATGGACATCGACAAGCGTGCCGCTGCGGAGATGGTGCTTAAGTGGCTTATGTTCCAGCATTGTCTGGACGACCTTCGCCGCGAGGTAAAGCTGGCCGCGCAATTCCGTGAGACCTACGGGCTGGCGGTCATGGCGGTGGATTGGGTGCAGAACACCCGCACCGAGATCAAGTCCTTTAGTCTGGAAGACGCGCAAATGATGTTGGAGCAGTCGCAAGACCCCAACCTCGCCGCCCTCTTGGAAGTGGTCATGGACCCGCTGCAAGAGGAGACTGCCGCCGAACTCTTAGGCCAAGTCATTCCCGAATTGGGAACAACTGTCAAAGTTCGCCAGTTCCGCGAAAAGGGATTTGTCGAATGGGAGGAGCCTTACGTTTTTGAATCCAAGCCCGTGTGGACGGCTTTGGAAGCGTGGGAAGATGTGATCTTCCCCATCCAAACTTTCAGCCTTCAACGCGCCGCGTTCGTTGCCCGCAGAGAATTGCTCACTGAAGTGGAGTTGCGCGAGCGCGGCGCAGTCGAGGGCTGGGACGAGGAATGGATCGAGGCCGCCTCGCAGCACAAGGGCCAGCTCAAGCGCATCTCGCTCAACATCCACCGCACCGATCAGTTCCTCTACGAGCAACTGCGCGACATGTGCGAAATCTGGCATGTTTACCGCAAGGAGAACGATCCCAAGACCAACGCCATCCGCGTCACCCGCTCCGTGGTTAGCTACCATGTCACCGACAAGGTCGCCGTGCATGAGTTGCTGCCCTACGCCCACGGACAATACCCTTTTATCGAACTCCCCCGCGAGCGTGCTACACGCCCCCTACTGGAAAGCCGTGGCATCCCCGAGTTGGTGCAGACGGCGCAAGAGGAAATCAAAATCCAGCGAGACTTCCGCGCCGACAGGGCCAGCATTAGCATCCTGCCACCGGTCAAGGTTCCCGCCAATCGTGGCAAGTTTGATTTGGTTCTTGGTCCCGGCCTGCAAATCCCCGAGCGCCGCCCCGGCGAGATCGAGTGGATGAATCCTCCTCGCCCCGACATGGGCAGTATCGAAGTAGAAGCCGCCACCCGTGCGGACGTGGACAACTATTTTGGGCGCATTAGCGATGCCGTTCCGCAGCAACGCTACATGCTTCATACACAAGAGCTTATCGACTCTTGGCTTATCGACATGAAGCTCTGCATCGCGCAGACGATGGGCTTGGCTCAACAGTATCTCACTCCCGAGGAGGTCGCGCGCATCACCGGCAATGCGCAGTTGGCATTCAACGCAAGCCCGCAAGACATCCGCGGACGCTTCGACATTACCGCCGAGTTTGACGCGCGCCTCCTCGACAACGAAGCGCTCGGGGCGAAGCTCGAATACCTCGCCAAGATTCTCGTCCCGATGGACAGCTTTGGCGTCATCGACCGCGCCGGCTTGGTCAAATACATGTTCCAAGCCGTTGACCCGAACTTGGCCGGCATGTTGGTGCAAGACATCGGCAAGGCCACGCAGGCGGAGATTGAGGACGAGCAAACCGCCTTTGCCAAGATCGCTGCCGGCACCGAGCCGCCGCTCAAAGAAGGCGGACAAAACGCGCAGGTGCGTTTGCAGACCTTGCAGCAAATCATTCAGTCCAACCCCGCCGTGCAGCAGCGCTACGCCCAAGACGAAATCTTCAAGAAGATGATCGACGCAAGGGCGCAGGCTTTCCAGTTCCAGCTCCAGCAGCAGCAAAACGCCGTGATCGGCCGCGTCGGCTCGCAGCCCGCGCTCCAGCAGATGCAGCAAGACCAGCAGCTCGGCATGACCGCCCAACCCGCCGCCTAACCGTATGCACCCGAACGTCTCAGTCAGAAACATCGCCGGTCTAAATATTCCGCAGCACAACGCGGTTGAGCTGAATTACGTCTCCACGACAAACAATCTTTCCACGGTGGTCTACAAAGAAGGCAGCCAGACAGTCGCCACGCTCACCTTCACCTACGTCGGCGGCACGCCGTCCTCGGACGACGCCCGCATCGCCACCGTCACCCGCTCTTAAATCTCAAATTTCTAATTTCCAATGGGCTTCGCCTTCAATCCGTTTACCGGCAACTTCGACCTCAAGGGGTCTGGAGGCGGCGGCGGCTCTGCCTTCTTCGCTGGCGAAGTGGCAACCTATGCGGACCTCCCGCTCGACGGATCGGCCGCGTTGGATAGCCGCTGGCTCGTCCGGTCGAATTCCGGAACGTGGCCTTTCTCGTCCTACAAACAGGCTGGCGTGTATGTGCGCAAGGCCATCGTCGGCGCCTCCCGCGACAACGACTACCAGCTCACCGACACGTCCTTCTTCGACGTGATGAGCGACAGCGCATTCCTCCTCTACGACGACGGCGACGCAACGAAGAACTTAAAGTTCCAACTCTCCGGCATCAGCGCCAGCACGACCCGGACCTTAACCGCCCCCAATGCCTCGGGAACCATAGCGCTCCTTTCAGACCTAATACTCTCCAAACTCAACGGCACTGTGGTCTTGGCGCCGACCTCAGACGCAAACACCACCAGCATCACGCCCGCATCTGTTGCAGGCATGAGCTTCACCGCGCAGGCCAATACCAACTATTTAGTCATCGCCTCCCTGCAACTCGATGTCGCAGCCAGCG